TGTTGTCCTTCGGCTTTGGGGTATTGTCCTCCGGCTTCGGCGTGTTGTCCTCCGGCTTTGGGGTATTATCCTCTGGCTTGGGGGCGTTGTCTTCAGGCTTCGGCGCGCCGGTCTTCTCGGCGGTTTTGGCCGCAAGCATCTTATCCAGCTCTAGGGCGGATTCGGGGTCAATAGAGGGCTGGCTATCGAAGCCGGGAATAGCAGATAGCTCGCGGAGGTCAGAGGAGGGGGCGGCAGGTGTGGGCATAATTATCGGGGGCTTTCTCCGTCCCAAGCGGACTCATTGTCCAAGTCGGGATAGGATTCGTTCTGTGATTTGGGTTGGGGACGGAAATCGGCCGGTGCTTCCGCGACTAGGGAAACGAACAGGTCGAAAATAGATTGCGCGCCTTTGACTTCTCCCGACCTTACGAGCGTTCTGTTTTTATGCTCGCCGTCGAGTAATCCGGGGATTCGGCTGTGAAGGATATGTAGGACTTTTTCACCCACCGGGGTGATGAGAAAATTTTGTAGGGTCTGCGCGTCTGCGGAATCCCAAAGGATTCCTTTTTTCGTGGGGGAGAACATATCAGGGTGCAGGTAAGGGCTGTTCAACAACGCCGGGTTCGGCAGGAATTTGCCCGGCTTCGATTGCGTCGGAGGCTTGCGTAGCCTGTGTGGAAAGTTGATTTGCCTGCTTTTGTTGCTCCGCAAGCTGAATCAATTCCGCCATTGCGTTGCGCAATTTCGTGACGGTTTCTTTGACCGGAGCCAGAGTTTCCTTCGACGCTCCGGCAGCTTCGGCCGCTTGTAAATGCGCCTCCGCATGTTTCAACAATGCCGCCAGCGTATCTACTGCGTGCGGGTCGCTGGTTGCAGCTTGAGCCGCACCTTCCATCGACGGCATGAGGACTTGCAAATGCACGACGTGATTATCACGCGGTGAAACCGGAACTTCGGCACCTTGGCCGGCGATGATGAGCAACTCCAATTGCTGCAACCGAGTCTGCTCCGCTAACACAGTCGGGTCTTCGTCGGGGAGAATAACCGCCTTGGCAAATTCTTCGTTGACTTGCGCGGAGACCTTGCGCATCTGCAATTCCTTCTGATTATACAGCGGGTTGCCGGCGGCTTCCGTCGCGGCAATGACAATCTGCTGGCGCTCCAAATCGGTGTAGTCCTTGACCGTTTCCGCCACGGGTTGTTTCGAGAGCTTGTTCAGCTCTTCGCGCGTCATAATTTTCAACAGGCGTTTCTGCATCTCCTTCGCGTCCTTCTCAGACGTATCCGGGTCGCAAAGCCGTTTTTGCAACGTCGTCATCATGTTTGCGAATTGATTAAGAAATCGTCCGATGATGGTGTCACGAGACTGTTCCTCGCGCGCTGCGAATAAATCCACTTGCGCCTTCGTCACGCGCTCGCCCTCGAACACTTTAGGTGTAGTCGCGCCGGCCATCTGGTCGAGTAGGCCGGTCAAGAACGCGTCGAGCTGCAAAAAAGGCTCAACTGAGCCGTCCAACTTTTTTTCAACGACCGTGAAACCCGCTCCGATGAGAATCGCATTTCCGACGATGCTCATCTTGAAACGTTGCAACTGTTTCTCATCGCCTTGGATGATAATCTTGCCGGACAGGTTCAACCGGTCAACCACCTCGTTACGGGCGCGGTCAAGGATGCCAGCCATCGCGTAGATAGTGCGACCCACGCCCTTGCTTCCGTGCATCGTAGAATTTCCACATTGAAAGCTGTAAAAGGCCACTGCATCCGCCATGCTGTCATACTGGTCGAGAGATACGAACAATTCTGTGAATCCGTGTGAATCAAATATGTAATGAGATATCTTCCCAGTAATTTCGGCTGCAAAAAGGTGCCAGAGGCAGACTACGCGAGCCCCGGCCTCATAAGAGGTCCCTACCACGCTCTCCCGAATCATGTCCTCATATGCACGCTCCGGGTCTTTCTGGTCGGAACGACGATTTTCCGGCATCGCGGAATTAATGGCGGCAACAGTTTTTGGAATGTTCCATCCTCGGTCGGATGCTGTTTCCTTGTCTGAAATAATCGTCGCTAATTCGTGAATGAGGACCTCCTCTTTGAGGACAACGACCTGAGCAAAGTCTGGAAGCTGCTTTGTGCCCGTGGGGATAAAGAATTTGTCTTGCCGAAAGAATTTCGGGAACCAGTGAAATTCGTCCAGCCACGCCATTGCGGCATACCCGAATAACGCATTTTCCTGCCCGAGTTCGGACAGCACGTCCCTCCAGCCCGGCCTTGCTCTGACCGTTGAAGTAATCTCCCGCCGGAACGCCTCTGTTTTCTCGGCAGCACCGGGCTCGTCGTCAGGGAGCGCCGAATTAGTGAGGTATTTGACGCCCTCGATTGCCTCAACAAAACGCGGGGCAATCTTATCAATTAACATCGGAAGTGGCTGGCTCGTGAAATTTGACTTCCACCCCAGAGCTTCGGCCTCTAGCGCCGCTTGCTGGTATGGCCGCTCTGCGTTATAGCGGGCCATGATGCGCGCATTCTTTATATTGCGTTCTTTGTTCGCAATTTCCAAGGTCGTTATAATTGATTTTGCTTGGGCCTCGTCAACAATCGAACGGTTCTTTCTTTTTACCTGATTGGAAAGATGGGGGGAAGCAATAGCCCCGACGTAATCATTCTGGTCGTCGGTTGTTGGCGGGTATGCAGGGAATTCGATTGCGGCCATTTAGGGTAAAAGGGATAAAAGTTCTTCTTCAACAAAGCAGGAATTGTAGGGCCTGTATCGTTCCACGATTTCATCTGCCCACTTCAACAAGTCCTCGGTCCGCTGCCCCGGAGGCTGATGACTAACCCACAACTCAAGATTCTCAATCCGGTTATCGGACTTGTTCCCGTTTTTGTGGTGGACGTTTTCCCCGGCCTCAAGTGGTCTTCCGAGGTGCTCGGCCATGACCACTACGTGTTCAAGTGCACGTCGTCTACCCGGGAATAGCGGGTGCTCCAAAACAAGGGTCTTCTGAACATATCCATTGTTGTTGAGTGTCTTCCCGCCGCTCCACTGGGGGTGTTTTTCTCCCCGCATAGATTTCCTTATCTCGGTATGCAAACAACCACAACTCTTGGTATTCCCCGAAACGAGATTCCCTGCCGACGCCGTTGTTTTCCTTCCGCAGGAGCACTGACAAACTTGGAGCCGCTTCGTTCGTCCGCTTGGCTGCCGTCGCAGCCCGCCGTCAGAAATAACTGTCAAACGGCCGAAGGTTTTTCCGATGAGATTGAGCTTCTTCACGTAATAAAAGGTCCGCAAAAAGAGGTCTGAGTCAAGTATTTACCGGTTGGTAACTACCCACCGGTGCCGGGGGCATTTTTCCGTCGCTAGCTGGGCTTTCAGGTCCACAAAACAGGTGCAAGCGTTGCATTGACGGATACTTGGGTCGAATTCGGGGCATTTTTCGCACGCGGCGAGCCGCTGTTTGACCGATTCCTCGTCGAGGAGCAAGCTATCGCCCTTGACGACGGCTTTTATCACCCGGCAGGCTGACTTCGCGGCATTTTTAAGATTCGGGGCCTTCATTTCCGCCAGCAATGCCCCGGAAGTGCGGGATTCGCCGAAGGGTCCTGCTGGATATGCACGCTGGTCGAGGTGTCCTCGCCCAAAACGCGGCAACCCTTCAACTTTTCGCCGATGGATGAGCTGCCGCCGAATAAAATCTGCTTGGCCGTCTTCCGCATAGCCTTGCAAGACCCGCAATTCGACGAAAGGGCCTTTTGCATCGGGCAGCCGGCGCAGATTGCGGCGCGACGGCGCGCTTCCTCGCGGGAGACCGGCTGGGCCCCGCCGATGCGACGGGCGCGGAGGATTCCGACGAGCCATTGCGTAACTGCGCGGGATGAGGCGCGCGTAGATTGGTTCGCGGCGGCAACTGCGCGCTGCACCGGGGCCGACGGCTTCGCCTCTTGGCAGTAATCCGGCTGACGCGCGCAAACTTGGTCGAGGATTTCCTGCTCTGGGTCTCCCGGCGGCTTCCCCGCGCGCTTGCGATACGACGCCACGCGCACCGCGAGGTGTTCCCATTGGTCGGCTTTATGCCGAATCCCATCTTCGTCGATGAAATATTTCCCGCCAATGGCGCGGAGGAACTTGTTAAACTTTTTCATTACAAATCTAACTCAGAAAATCTATTGGTTATATCTATGCGAACTTCATCGCCGGAGTAATAGTCGTCGTCTCCGTCGCCGGTTAAACAGTTCTCGGAACTCATGCCGAGCACCACTCCCGAGGTTTTACGAACAACATGAACCAGCAGCGAAACTGCATCCGCGTCGTCTGGGGATTTTCCCTGATGCCGAGATTTGTAGTCAGGCTTCGGTTCCACTTTGGAAAACTTTCCGGTCGCGCGGAAAAGCCGGCCCGTCATCTGCGGGTAAAGTTCGGTTGTGTCCAGTGCCGGCATCGCCTTCAAATACCCGAACTCAATGAACTTCCGCAACGCAAACATAAGCTCGCTCTGCGTCCGGTCATAAAGTTTATTCGCAACGTCCGACTCCTCCACCATGATACGAGTCTCGCTCGCGCTTTCGGAATAGTTCACTCCGAGCACGCCTACCCCCCACTCATATTTCATTAGGTCATGGACTCCGGCCATATTGCCCGTCCGGTCCAGCGCCAGCCATTCTGGGGAAATGCCGAGAGTTTTCGCAAGACGCACGATTTCATTTTTCATTTCCACCGTGTTGCCCTTCGGCAGAAGAAAAATCTTGTCAAGTTGCAGCGCATATCGAGGATACGCGCGGCCCTTGCTGTTCTTGAACATGACGGTGCGCCCATTCGGATGTTGCATCGTCGGCGGGAATTTTATCCCTGTCGCCATGCCCCACTTCCCGGACGCAAAGCGCGCGGAGTCTCCGCCCTCAAGTGCGCCGTCCACGCCCCCGCACGGGCGGGGGTTTTCATACCAAATAAATTCTGCCTTGAAATCGTCGAGCATCCCAACGGGGATAATCGATAGCACCGTGCCGAGCGGGGGGAAACATCCGCGCGCCATCGACCAGTAACCCGGCGTATCCTGCCCTCCGCTGTTCCTTATGATTTGCTCAAATCCCTCTAACGTTTGAAGCCCGGGGTATATGACTTTCTTGGCCTTTACGTTCTCGCTATACTTCGCGTCAAGGCGAACCACAAACCAGCCGCGAGTGGATTTCCATTCAAAGTGAGTATCCGGGTCAAAGGAGGGCCAGCCAAATGGCGGCTCGCATCGCTGCCCCACGGGGTCGTTTTGGTCGGTGGGGTTAAACGCGCCCCCGACTTTTAGGCCGTCTCCGTCTGTATTTGACATGATATTGTCGAGGTCGCGATGAATTCCGTTAGGAATTCTTGAGAATTCATCGAGAAAAACAAACAGCCGAGACATTTTTCCGAAAGTAGGGTGGGGGACTTTTCGAGGAATTCGTTTCACACCCTGCAAACGGCCCGCCGCTTTTACCCCCAGTGGGATGACCACCCCCGAGATAGAACCCTTCCTAGACCTCTTATCCAGACCAATAAAAAGTTTGCCTATCTCTCCGGGCAAAGGAATTGCACTAGACCTATGAAGGGATACCAAATGTGAAAACAGGTTCGACTCCAAATGGTCCTCCGACGGCCCCAGCACCTTTACGGTGGTCCATTCTGGGTCTGTCAACCACTGTAAAAAAAGCCAAACGGCGGATGAAAAGGACTTGCCTTGGCTGCCCGCACCCATAAAAAGCGTGAAATTATTTTTCTCCCATGCGTCCCAAACTCGCCGCACGCAGTCTGGCTCTGCGGTAAATTGAGTGGGCCCCCACAAAAGCTTCGCGGCATCCTCTAATCCCCCATTATTCAGGCAATAATGAAGTAAAATGTTCAGCAGAGTGTAGGCATCCGATTTCTTAGCGGGGTCTGGGACTTTGTTCCCGGTTCCACGGACCCATTCTGCGACTAGTTTGGCTGCGTCGAAAGGCTTATCTTCCCTCAACAACGCGCTTACTGCGCAGACCAATTCTTTTTGGGGGCTGTTATCAGGAAGGGCCACGGAGATACTCCACCGCTTTCACTAAGTTGTCTATCGAGTCTTTGAACATACCCAGTCCCGAATTGCAAAACCGGCACAAAAGCCCCCTAACCGCCCCGGTTACGTGGTCGTGGTCTAACATTAGGGTGTGCGGGGAATCCCCACAAATTAGGCATTTGCCGCCTTGTTTAGTTTTCCGAAGAGCATACTCTGAATACGAGATTCCGTATTCTCGCTTGTAATGCTTGCGACGACCCGCTTCTTTTACTTTCTCTGGGTTTTCCTTTTCCCAGTTCCGCTTCATCGCTTTAATTCTTTCTTTGTTACCCGCTCTTTGTTCCGGTGATACCAAGACCGAGAATCCTCGTTTTTCTTCTCGCGATTCTTCTCTCGCCATTTTCGGCAGGAGTCTAACTGTTGTTGAGTGCAGGCCATATTAACTCAGTATTCTCCAAGGCTCGCGGAAAAAAATATCGTGGCTCCATTCAAAAAATCGTCCGTATAGCGGGTCAAGTTCGTAAACCAAAGATTCTCGACCGTCGCGCGCAAAGAATTTTTTCATGTGCTCGGCGAGTTCTGGGGCAACTCTCTCGGGGGTAGGGCACATAAAAATCATCAGCTTGCAAAGAGACCAGTCATCGTCACGAAACTCTGCGTTGGTCATGCACGAGGCTTGTATCCAAGCCCGGCTCAGCGACGCAAAACGCTGCGGACAAAAAACCTGAACGGGCGTGGCCGGCGGGGGCGGATACGGTTTTTGCTCGTTAACTGTGTCGCCCAGTTCCATGTCGAGTCTCCGGGTTGAGTAGGAAGTCGTCGTAAGTCACGTGAAAAGCCCATTCCGGATTCGTCCTCGGTTCCCATCCGAGCGCGCGAATCTTGGAGTTGTCCATGACTTTGCGCAACACGCCGACGGGTTGACTCGGGTCGAAAACAATCTTTCCGCGATAGCCGACGACTTTGGCCAGCGTGTGCGCGAGACAATCAACGGACCACTCCTCGCCGGAGCCTGTGTTGATGGGTTCGTTATGCTCGTATTTTTCCATCACGGTGATAAGTGCGTGGGCGAGGTCGGCCGAGTAAAGCAATTCCCGTTTCGCGGTTCCGT